TGCGGCTATACTTTTGATTGTCATCTCATCAGTCCCTGCCAACCCTGTAGTGCGTGAATCCACGGTTAACTCCTGCTTAGCATCAGTAGTCAACTTAGTAGTAGAATCAGGCATATTCGTGTTAGCAACGTTACCAAATGCTGTAGGACGATATGGTACAATACTATCCAGTATGGCTGGACGTGAAAATCCAAAATTTGTCGCTACAGCAGACGTGGCAGACGCAGCTATCTCAGTAGCCCGTGCATATGGCCCTATAACAGGAGCATCACGCAAGGCACCAGCAGCTTTAGCTACCACAGAAGCGGGCCTACTTATTGGCCCAGTTCCATACTCGTCTTGTGCCTGTGGTACAATAGTACCCGGCTCAACACTTGTAGGTACGGCTAAAGATACATCTTCAGCCCAAGCAAATACAGAAATGGTCACAGAATCATTAGCTCCATTTGCATGTTTAAGACCTTGTATTGTTTGAATAAATACTTCACCCATAGCTGACCATTCCGCACGCGGAATGTTCAAGGCATTTTCTTGCCAGAAAAATGGCAAAATCATGTCCCCTCCTTGGGACAAAGTAGGATCCAAATATACATGCGGGCGTTGGGACGCCGCAATTAAATCTTGGGGGAAAAAGGACCGCGTAGTGGCAAAATCATCATCGTCGGGTAACGGTAAATAGGACGCTATAGCGCGTCCGTAATGAAACCCATTGCCGTTAATAACAAATTTAAGATGAAGTTTCGCACGTAGCAAATTATAATTCGAAATCCTATTAAGCACGCGGGGGTTATTAAAATAATCAGACCACGGCCTAAAATTCTCGAATAAAGTGGTTCCTGTTCCCCAGGAATATGATTGTATCTTAACTGGTCTTGAAAAGAAATTACCAAGATCAGCGTCGTTACTATCACAAATCCCAAAAGTATAATCTGGATTACTATCCACTCTATACTCCCAGGTTGAGGTGGCATCTTTAAAAGCTACCATCTCTGATTGAGTTCTTTGATTAGTTTTATTTATTGTTACATTAAATTTACTTTCACTAAGCTACTACAAATACAACCGTACTACTCTCCGCTCAAAGAATAGCCGGCGACATACATTGGTGTGTTGGCTAAACACCCCCGTAAATACGGGTACTCATTACGAGTGCCTATGTCACACAAAGCCTATAAATGATCCTACAGTATGTACAATCGGACCATTCATGGTAACCAGTGTGTGACCGGTGATTTGTAAAGCATCACGCTTCCTGTCACCAACAGGTGGGAATGTTTAACGTGTTTCCCGGAACACGGTGCCAAAACTAAGTCTGACCGAAATAAGTTAATCTAAACTTAGCGACGCGATCGTCATAATCTAAGTCCAAACCATGTACCATTTCAGTCAAACCATGCCTCTCAGCAACTTCCTTCATTTGCGCTCGACGATCTTCGTATTTCTCACGTCCATACAGAAACCATTCAGTGAGTGCTGAGCCAATACAACTACTGGCAACAGTCTCTGGTGTTTCTGTCTTAGACTTAAGATTGCTATGAAGGGATTTGAAGATAGACTGTTCATCGAGGATACCCATATACAGGTTCAATTCCTCATCATACCTCGGTCTTCTCTTCAGGAAATCCAGCTCATCACAGTCCAAATAATCAACTACATCTGACGTTTTATCCGGTGGTGTCACAACCATATCAAATTGTTCACACCATTTAACGAAATCAACGTTATCGTAATCAACTACTTTAGATATACTGCCACCATAATCATCACCGTACGTAATCAAACTAATGTAATCCCTAAAACGTGCATTCCACATTCTTCCATCCTGCCATGCATAAAATGCACAGCGATGCAATAAAGAATTCACAATAGAATTGATATACGCCGTCAACGATTGGCCTGATGGATTAGATCCAATAAATTGAATAAAATCTCCATTATAGGCAGTAACTGCGCATGCCACCTCTGTTGCTATGACCCGCATTACACAAATATCATCCTGAGTATAATTATCAGGGAAACATTGTGCAAATGAAATCATAATATCAAAAGCCACAAAAATCAATTGTGCAGGCATACGTAAATCATATTTGGCGTAATCGCCAGCATAGCCGCGTTCTTTTCCAAATTTACGGATATGTTTGAAAAGCTGGTCCATCTCAGGTCCATGTGCATTAATACCTATTGCACATTCGGACATCAGTGGATGTTGGGATAGCATTCTAGCAATGGGTAAAAAGTACTTTCTCATTGCAAGTTGCAACGGCATACTTGCTGCTTGGAAAACCCTCACCTTATCTTTCACAATAGGTGTAGGTTCATCTTTCAAACAAGCCTTAAAAGGACAATTGTGTCTCTTAAATTGCCGTGCACTGGCTTCAAAAGCTGCCAGTTCATCCCAATGTGTGGGTTCCAGTGTGCGCGGACAAGCATGTTCCTCATTAGGTTCCAACTCAATAATATCTTGAGATTTTGGTCCACTAAGAGGAAACCCCCTGCTTGTTGCAAGATTCATACTATCAATGAAACGTTTACCATCAATGCCAGATACAATCTGTACTTCCGTCAATGGCTTCAATTCCTTCAAATAGTAATCATATTTGCTCTCTAGCATATCTGCTATGGGCAAAATGTAATCCTGTTTAGCACGCAACAATAACGTGGGAGGAACTCCACTAGAGGGATTCGCCGAATAAACCAGCGATGCCCTCCATGGTACCCAAGCCTGATGACCATTCGGTCCCCTAAACTTGGGTGGGCCCCATGTGTTAGGGACCTCCGTTACCTCGTGTACTGTATCAGATATAATACTCGGAGTGACTTTGCTAATGGCAGTAGCACGGCCATTGCAGGTTCCTAAGATTTCCAAATTACCCTGTTCAAGGAAATTCAATGGACTCTTAGGATGGATTTGATCACCTA